TAAGAACTCAGGTCTGCGGTTGAATTAGCATCAGCCGTGGGCCTTAAGTACTCATTGCTCTGCGCGGCGCACAGCGAAGCTGCGAGCAAACTGAAAATTACATACAACTTCATGCCTATCTCCTTAGTTATGCGTCGCGTAAAGCGCGATGCCGACGTTCGCCAGGGTCGCGTCAGCCGTACCCGGGCCCTGGATATAAAGCGACTGCGAGGAGGAGCCGGTCAGTGTGAAACCTGAGGAGCAGGTGAAGGCTCCCGTCCTGCCGGCCGCCGAGAAAACGATGGTGCCCACCGAAGAGCAGGTCGTGAACCCCGCCGCGGTGCACTTGTAGATAGTGAAGGTCGTAGACGCCGTCGCCGCGATCGTCGCCTCGGCGCGCGAACTCGTGCACCCCGAAGGCACTGAATACACTTCAGTCGCGTCAGGCAATACCTGGGCGAAGATCTGAGAATTTGGCACCGTCCCGATCCAGTTGAACTTCATCGAGGATCGATTCAAAACCAGCCCAGCGCCAGCGCCGAGCTGCTGATACCAGACGCCATTAACGCATTGCCAGATAGCGCTCGTAGTGCTTGTGGTCTGCGTGTATCGGGCCAGCCCAACGCAACTCCCGATGGGAGCGGCCGTGCCGGAGCTCTCGACGACGACGTTCCCAGCTCCGTAGTTAACGCCGGTCACAAGGATGTTTTGAGCAAAGGACACCCCCGCCAGGGCTGCGAGCAGCCCAAGTAGATAGATTTTCCGCATATCAGACTCCGTATGTAAGTGGGGTGATGGCGATGAATTGTCCAAGCGTAGGGTTGTACGCGAAGGTCTGCGATGCTGCCGTATTGGCTGCAGCGGTTCCGGCCGCGGCAGAGATCGGGCCCGCGCCGCGGAAGTTACTCGGCCAGGTAAAGGTATGGCCTCCCGTCGCGTCCTGCTGCACGACGATGGTATAGATAGCCTGCGCCACATTGGCCGCGACCGATGCCGTCACATTCCCCGTCAGCGTAATGATCTGGGTCGCACCGAGGGAGAAGTCGAAAGTCGGGCTCGCGGAATACGGGACTGCTACAGCCAAAGCCCCCAGATTCGCGTTCACATTCGCCGGCTGGATCCATATCTCGGAAATATCAATCATGCTCGAAGTGCTTCCGCCGATCGTGCCGACCAATACCGAAAACGTCAGAGTTGAAAGATCGGTTCCGCTCGGAATTGTGACCGAGGCCGTGCCCTGATTCGTATTGACGGGAACCGGAGTAGAAACAATCCCCGCCGTAACCAAAGTCGCGGACACCGTGCCGCCGATGCCGTTCCCAACACTTATGATCACCAGCCCAGAAGCTGAACCAACCTGAATACCTGTGACCAGGTTGCTGTATGAGACATAGAGCGTCGCCGGGGCGGTCAGCACAACATGCGGGAACCCGGTATAGTACCCGGTCACGCCCGCGAGAGTCCCGGCTCCTCCTGGGTTTTCGGCTTCAAAATGAGCCGAGGTCCCAAGGCTCCCATCAAACGCCTGAGCGGGGTTCACAATCCCGACTGGACCGGTTTGGTAATGGGTTGTATAAACCGACGGTCGATAGAATGCGCCCGACAAGCCCCCCTGGCTGCCTAACGTATACTTCCAGACGGCACAAGCCGAAAGGTCCTGCATTTGTTGACCCAGCAGGTTGAAACTCTGAAGTTTCAGATAGAGCGTGTTCCCCAGCAGCGATGGGCCAAACTGGTAGCTCGCGAATTTATAGGACGGTCCGAGGTAAGCAAAAAGCGCGCCCGTTGTGTGTGCCCCCACCGATGAGCCATAGGCTCCGCGGCGAAGATAACTCAAGTTATACCGTCTGGACGCCGTGAGAGCAGCCGTCTCGTAGGCGATCAGCTCGCTCGTCGCTCCATTCTGATCAACGATTGCGCAAAGCGTCGTGAGCTTGTCCGCGAGAAGCTGCGTCACACTATCCAGCTCCGAGCCATTTTGCGAAAGCGTAAGATCGACGCTCACCGTGTTTGCCAGGTCCGGGTCGGCTCCCGACGCAAGCGGCGCTGACAGAAGCCCGATTGTCGAGGGAGCGCTGATGGTGTCCAGAAGCGTATAACTCTGCCCATCGAGCGACATGTAGACATTCGCTCCACCCCAGTTGGCATTCCGCCCTGAGGCGGCTATCTGGACCACATAGGGAATTCCGCTGGTCCGTGTCAGAGTGTTCTGAACCACGATCGCAACAGCATCCCCAGGCAGCGCCGTCGAGAGCCCGGGCTTGAAACTTGATGAAGGCTGCTTTGGATAGATGGTCACGTTCGAGCTGCCATAGTTGGCCTGCTCAGCCTCGAATGCCAGCCGGCCGTCTGCTGAATCTACGACCTGGGTAATACGCACAGTCTCGCCTGTCGGCAGCATCAGAATGTCCATGGGCTCGATATATGAGAATCGCCACGACAGCCAGAACTTGAAGGTGTTGCGGATGTAGCATTGGCGCTTCAGGCGGAGACTAAGGGCCCAGGCCGCGGCCGAGGCCGTCGTGATCCAGTCCCAGGTCTGCGCCGATTCGATGCGGCGCCCGTAGCTGGCGATAAATGCGTCGTTCTGCTCATTGATCGGCTCGTTGTTGTAGTCATTAAGCCGGTTGCACCATGCCGCCTGGACGTAGTTCCAGCAGTCATCTGGAGCCCGTTGTGAGACCTGCAGTGGATCCTCGCTCCCGCTCTCTCCAGCCTGCTTTTCCGAGGGCGGCAAAAGATCGGTCCATTTAAGTGTGGCCACCGGGGTTGTATTCGGAGTGTAGGCATAGCCATTGCCTACACAGGTTGTATCTCCATACGGGATGAGCTTGAGCAGGCCTCCGGACATAACTGCGCCGACATTGCCGGTCTCGATGATTGCCGAGAAAGCATCGGCCGCCGAGGTCTGAGTATCCAGTACAACCGATCCCAGATACCCATTTGCGGCCCAGTAGGCGTAGCAGCTCGTCCACGCGTCGATGTTCGCGGACGGGAATCCCACGCCAAGAAACGCATCCGAGAGAAGCGTGCGGAAGGCATCGCAGAAGTGCGCATCCAGGCCGCTTCCGCCTGGAAAGATGTTCAGGCCGACGACCTCGTAGTTATAGCAAGGCAGCGTGGCCGAGCTGCCGAGCGCGATCGGGTTCGCTCCTACATAGCAGAGCCCTGTGTATCCAAAAGCGGAGCCCGGATACTTCGATTGCATGTAAGACCAGGGTGTCTGCCCCAGCGATCCCCCAAAGAACGTGAGGTTCAGCGCGCTGGTATTGGTCACGTTCGAATCGCTTGAGGTAAACGTGTAGCTGATGTAGACGTACACGCCCGCCAGGGATGGATCGAAAGTGTAGTACCCGGCGCTCTGGGTATAGTCGGTCCCTTCGACCAGCGTCGCGCCGGTATCGACTCGAACAACGCCCTGGTTCGCCCAGAAATACTGCTGGTTGTTCGTCGAGATCTGATGCGGCCCAGAGAGGGGAACCTCGGCAGCCTGTGTGGTGTCGAAGTAAAACAGCGAATAGACGCAGCTATAGGAGATGGTGACCTGGACGCCGGCGTCGGCTGCCGAGAAAGTGTACTTCGATGTCGCTGGGTTGAAAGCATATTGACCTGCGCCAGGCGCGGTGGCCACCTTCGCCATAGGAACGCTTTGAGTTCCGGAGAGGGTGCGCGATCCTCCGCTTCCGTAGTCATTTGCGACCACGGAATAGGCCACGCTCTTCGTCACCCCGAGGTCCATCTGAATAGAGGCCGATCCGGCCACCTGAGGGTTAACGTCGCCGCCGCCCGGTGGAATTGTGTAGATGTAGCCGTCGTTTACGTTCCCAAGGCGGCCCTGCTGGTCCCATACGCTCAGGATCCCGCGGCAGCCTCCGGCCGCGCTGCCCGAGGCCAGGGCGAGCTGCATGTCGGCATAGTAGTCATACTCCTGGCTGCCCTTGCCGCCGCCGCCACCCTTACCGCCTCCGGAGGGCATTGACACCGCATAGAATCCACCGTAGAAGAGCAGCTTCCCGGGAACGCGCCGCGTACCGAAGATGATGGGCGCAGTGGTCCCAAAGACGCTTTGCGTGAGCTTGAGATTATGCTCCTCGCCCGAATAGCGCGCCTGCCCGGTTTGTCCTGAGCCAAAGAGTCCCATCGCCTATTCGCATCCCTTCCAGAGCGTGAAATATCTCCGGGTAAACTTGCCCAGTCTGCCCTCGTCAATGTGGCCCATTTGGCAGCCATGCCCGGGCAGCACGTGGATGATGCACGGCCAATCGAGCACGATCGCCGCGTGGCCGTGTGCCTGCCCGGATTTATAGAGCACGATGTCTCCCGTTCCGACGCAGGCCTCGCTCACCTCTGTGGCCCCGTACGACATGACGTAAGCGACCAGGCGCTCCTCTTTAGAGTGGGTCGCGAGCTGCGGAGTAAACCAGCGCGGCAGCGGCGCATCGGACGCAATCACAGTGGCGGCCTTGGCGACGCAGTAGAGAAACTGCGCACAGTTCACGCCGACACCTTTCACAGCGCCGTTGGCATGGTAGGGCGTGCCGATCCAGGTCTTTGCTTCCTCCGCGATCGCGGAACGAAATTCAGTCTCTGTCTTCATCCGATTGCCGTCTCCGGAACTGGCACATTCGGCTCGCCGCCGAAGTTGATGTAGGCGTTCGTCGCGCCCTGTAGATCCGAGCAGGACGCGAAGGTCTTATTGCATCCCTGGCGAATCGCAAAGGTATCGCCGGCTGCAATCGGGAAGATGGGCTGCATGTCGAGCTGGATCGTGTCGCTGCTTCCCCCGGGCGTCCACAGCCGCACAAAATCAATCAGGCCGCTATTGGCTCCCGACGTCCAGGTCAGCACGCCCTGCGAGAATGTCCCGGCCGCCGAGTGGGGTGTGATGTGCGCGGCGGTCACAAACTGGTAGGGATAGGTGATCGAAGCCACCGTGCCCGTCTTCGTGAAAGTCGCAGCGGCCAGAGTGCATCCGGCGTCGAAGACAACGTGCGAACAGGAAGCCTGAAACACCCGGCTCGGTACCTGCGTATTCAGCAGATACAACATGTCCCGCACTTCGATCGTGGCCTTCGTCATACCAATCTGGGGAACCGGCGCCACCATCCCTACAAACTTCGTTTCGACATAAGAGCCCGCAGTCGGCCCAGTGACGACTCCCCACGCCGGCATGTACGCCGTGTAGATCGTCACCTTCGCTTTACCCAGAAGGCCAGCCTTGATGCCATCAAACAGAAGCGCGGCATTCGATGTTCCGGGAAAGTAAACAGGCACCTGATTATCGGCGAAGACCGTCAACTGCGTGGAATTCGATTCGAGCCCCACCTTCATCGTCACGTCGTCGCGCGACCAGGAACCAAATTGCGACGGCTGATATGTGTTGCCACCGAAGGTTACCGGGAGCTGCCCGGTGGTTGAATAAATGTAAGCGCCATTGCGACACGGTCCGATCGCGAAGAGATCGGCACGATATAGCGGCAGCCCCGACGCAAGCAGTGCCATTAGATCAGCAGAGTAGTTCTTCATAAATTGATCGTCTCCAGCTTCAGGCTCTTCAACTCCCAGAGCTGATACATGAACTCATTCAGATCAAGCAGGTCCTCCGCGAACCGGCAAAGGTAGCTGTAATTGCCCGCCCAGGACAAAACAACCCCCGACGCCGGCGCTGTGTTGAAGGTGACCCACGCACCGCCCTGAGGAGGTGCTCCCAGGCTGGTTAAGGTGTAGACAGCTGGCGAAACCAGACCGCCGTTTGAATAGATCCCCGTAAGCAGTGTCACGTTTTGGATGAGCTCAACAGGAGTGACCGTGCCGCCCCCCAGGGCCGACGTGGAGCGCCAGAGCGGAAAGGATGTGGTTACCCCATCCCCAACGCCAAAGTAGCCGTTACGGAGCTTTGTGGTGTCTTGAACCACCGCCATGGTATCGAGGCTGTATTGCGACGGGTCAAAGGTGAACCAACCAAAGCCGCCACGGCAAGCCTCGTAGAACGCCTGCAGGTAAGCGACATCATCGGTGTAGGTGAGGCCCTTGTTCTTCAGGAATTCGTACGTAAGCTCGAGCTCGTAGATCACGCTCGCCTGCAAGGTCGCCGATGCTGGATGGCGCATCGACTGGGGCGTCTGCAATGTCGTCGAGAACTTCGAACGTTTCGCGAAGTCCCATCCGACACACGTCGGCAACACCAAACTTGGAAAGGTCAGGCTCAAGGTTTCGCTCCGCGAAACGAATGTAAGATTTCAGTTGTTTGTCATCGAACGCGGATGCGTTCAGATCTGATTGGCGAGTCGAAGCTGGCGGGTATGAGCAATCCTAGCCATCTCCTGTTTCAGTTTTTCAGGGTCGATGACGAGATCCGATGCCAGAGCATACATTTCGATTAGGGTCGCTTGCTCGCTTTCGGAAAGCACCTCGCCAGCCTGATATTTACGGTTGATGCGCAGCCATTCCTGCTTAACTTCTTCTTTTTTGGCAGTCCTTATCCGCTTGATCATACCCATCTCTAATCCTCTTACGTTTTGTTTCTCAAGCGAAGCTGACGCATCGCTTCGCGGGTGAATGTAGCGCTGTGCTTCCGAGCCATACTTTCAACCGAGGCGCCGTCAATGCCGCTGATCTGCGGCGAGTAGTGAAAGTGGTTAGCCTGCGATGAGTTCGAAGAGTTGTCCTGATTCGCGATGCGCTCAACGTTCCTGGTCTGCGATGGCGTCAGCACGCGCTCGCCAGCATGCGCGAGAATTGGTACCGCGCCACGGCCCCCAACGATGCCGCCCTGCTCGAATGCCTCCACAGCCGCAAACGCGCCGGCCGCCGCTATCGGCGCGAGAAACGGCCCAACAACCGGAATGGCTGACACGGCAATATATGCTTTACGAGCAGCCTCAGCAGCATCCTTCATCTTTTGTCTTTCCTGGACCGCCTCCACCATTGCGGCGTGCGTTATGTAGGCGATGGCCTGTTTAAGCAGATTCTCAACCACAGTCCGCGTCATGCCCACAAGGGTATTCGACCAGGACTGCGCGAGCGATTGCTGGCCTAAGATCCAGCTCGCGGTATTGTGACTGAAGGTGTCACTCATCTTGTCGAAGGCGTGTTGCCAATTCCTAGCCGTTTCGAGCGCAGTCCGCTGGTTGAGCTGCGCGATCTGACCCAGGTGCAGCCGTGTTGATTGTTCTTCCTGTTTGAGAAGCCGCTCGTAGGCCTTCTGGTCGTTCATGTCCAGCATTTCAATAAACTTAGACTGCTGCTGGCGTATCTGGTTCTCCTGGTTTGAAGCCAAGCGCAACGCGGCGATACGCTGTTCACCCGACATGCGGCCCATACTGACTTCAAAAGCGGTGTTCTTCTCTACTTCGGCATAGTCTTCGCTGGCCATCCGCATCTTTTCTTCAGCCTGCGAACGATAAGCCTGGAGTTCCCCTTTTACCCGTTCTTCCGCGGCCTTGATATACGCCTTACCGTCAACCCCACTGTGTGATAGATCTGCGGATTCGAGTTCAGGCCCTTTGCCCTGCGCCTGGTTGACCTTCTTCAGGATTGCGACATATTCATTTATTCCTCCACTGTTAACAGCAAGCTTCCGACGCCAGAACGCCACCTCTTCATCAATCGTCAGGCGGTGAGCAGACATAATTCTCGTCAGCTCTTCTTCGTCCGCGGAGATATCTGCCTTGGTCGAGGGAGCCCGCGTCGAACGATTCATCAATGGGGCCAGCTTCGCCTGGAGTGCAATGAACTCATCAGATCCCTCATGAGCCGCCGCCAGCTTCTTAGCCCAGAAGTCCCGTTCTTCCTCTATGGTCATGTAGTGCGCAATTTTAAGAGCATTCAGATCCGCGACGTCCTTTTTCAAGGCAGCTGCAGCAGCCACTCCGTTAAGCCCATCGTCCCCATCAGCGCCGGTGTCTCCGGGCGGCTTCGGACGCGCAACCTCT